TGTATTGAACAAGCCATATCAATCTACTGTAGCTAGTGTTTTTGAACAAGCACCAACAAAGCCTGTAATTTTAGATATAACATTAGATCAGATAGACAATATGTTGATCGTAAATCCTCCAGAATCTAAGGAAATTTTGCAAGAAGATACACAACAAAGAGCTTCACAGGATTACTTAGACTTTAATGAACTTGAAATTGACTATTTGTCAGAAAATTTTTTAGATAATGAGGCAGAGTTAGAATTTACAGAGTTAGATTATGATGCTTTGAGTGTTAATTTTTTAGAGGACTTGTTGAATGTATTGGACGCATTGGCGATAGAAAAGGAGGAGGACGCACTAAAACAAGGTGGAGTTGGAATCAGAATAACTGGTACAGAGATTGGACAAGACAAAGAAACACAAATAACGACTATAATTACTGGTCAAATTGTAAGTTTTAGAAGGTCGGTTGGTCATACAGTAAGATTAGATTTAGATGGTTCTGGTTCGTACACATTGTTACTTGAACAGAATGGGGTTCAAAATTTAATAAAACTAAATGGCGGTTCAGACAGTACAATTAAGATAAAGCAAAGCGAGTAATGTTTGTTTGCTCAAAAGTCTTTATACTGTTATTGTAATTATGAGGATGAATCTATCATTAGTATTAGGAGGATTGTTAGCCTTAACAATCGCAAGCACAGCATGGTACATTGACTATCAGGCTGATCAGATCAGCACTCTCAAAGGTAATCAGATAGTCTTAGAGACTCAGATAGAAGAACAGAACGCTTCTATAGAACGCTATCTACAGCAACAAAAGGCACAAGAAGAACAGCTCAATTTATTGGAAGAAGAGAGAAGAAAGGCTATGCAAGATGTCAACAGACTCAGAAAGACATTTGCTAACTTAGACCTAGATCAAGAAGCATTAGCAGATCCAGTAGATCTTCAGAATAGAATAAACAAAGGGTCGCTGAGGGTTTTAACAACACTAGAAAAAATTACAGATCCAGAACAATTTAATGAAAAATCTAACAATAATTAGTTTGTGCTTTCTATTGGCTAACTGCTCAATGTTGCAGTCAGTAAAACCAGTGCAGGTCAAGACTATATCTGAACGCACACCGATTTATCACCCTCCTCTGCCCTATCCCATGAGCCTTACAGAAGTAGACTGGCAGGTTATGACACCAATAACCATGCAGGAATATTTAGATAATCTTGAATCTGGCAATGCCACAGAGAGAGCTTTTTACACTTTATCTAGCCAAGAATATCAGAACCTATCTATGACTATGAGCGAAGTAACCAGATATACAAGGGATATTCTGTCAATTATTAAATATTACAGAGAGCTAGATAAGGCAGAAGAAGATGTGCAAAAGAGGTGATTTAAGCTAGAATCAAGCGGATAATTTTCAGTAAGGGAGGTAACTATGGAAATTATGGAAATCATAAACTGGATAACTTGGATAGTGACAGCAGCTTCTGCAATCGCAGCATCTACTCCAACTCCGAAGGACGATGCTTTGATAGGTAAGGCTTATAAGTTTATAGATGCTTTGGCTCTTAACATTCTAAAGGCTAAAGATAAAGCACCAAGCGCACCTACAGAGTCTAAGTAATGAGTGAATCCCCTGATGCTTTCGTATATAGAGCAACCTTAGAGAGGGTAGTGGATGGGGACACTTTGATATGTTCAATTGATTTGGGATATAGTGTTTTTCTTCACAAACAGAAAGTCAGGCTTGCAGGTATAGACACACCTGAATCTAGAACAAGAAATCTAGAAGAAAAAGCATTAGGTCTCAAAGCAAAAGAAAGATTGATAGAATTGTGTTCAGGAACATTTAAAATTAAATCACTCGGAAAGGGCAAATATGGAAGGATTTTGGGCATCCCTTATACAGAAGATGGTGAGGATGTTTGCCAGAAACTCATCAATGAAGGACACGCAGTTGAATATTGGGGAGGCACAAAAAAAGCCAGAGTACGAGAAGATGGTACATGGGGAGAATAAAATGCAAATATCAGCAGAAGGATTATCATTAATAAAGAAGTTTGAAGGATGCAAACTAGAAGCATACCTTTGTCCTGCAGGAGTTTGGACTATTGGGTATGGTCACACAAAAGATGTTAAAGAAGGCGACAAGATCAACAAAGAAGAAGCTGAGTATCTTCTACAAGAGGAAATGCTTGAATATGAAGGCTATGTCAATGATTACGTTGAAGTTCCTTTAGAGCAACACCAATTCTGCGCTTTAGTTTCATTTTGCTACAATTTGGGTGGAGGTTCGCTAAAAAAAAGTACGCTGCTTAAGGTTTTGAACGAAGGCAAGTACGAAGAAGTACCTGCACAGATCAGAAGATGGAACAAGAGTAATGGCGAAGTTTTAGAAGGTTTAGTAAGAAGAAGAGAAGCAGAAGCAATAATGTTTATGGGAGGGGATTGGTTCGCAGTCTAATGGCACTTTCTAAAAAACAAAGCAAACGTCTAGGATCTATACTAAGTGTTATCTTTAATGAAGATTGCGGTAAAGAGAATCTGCAAGAAGTTATTAAAGATGGTTTTGTAGAAAAAACAGACAACGAAAGCTACAGACTTACAGATGCAGGACAATCAGAAAGGCGAAGATTAAGCACTTTAGCAGGACTAAACCTGCAATATAGTTCTGAAAGAAAGGAAGAAGATAACTAGATCAAAGAGTTATAAAATTTTTCTAATCTTTCATCTGCAATTTTTTTAAATTCTTCATTGATTTCAAATCCAATAAAATCTCTTTTGTTGATTACACAAGCTAGTGCAGTGCTTCCTGTACCCATGAACGGGTCTAATATAGTATCTTTTTCATCAGTTGAAGCTAAGATAAGTTTTTCTATTATATCAACAGGTTTTTGCATAGCCACCCTTTTACCTTTTTCTTGGCTAACAATAACGTCAGGCATATATTCTCTAATTTTTCTTTTACCTTTTATACCAAAAAAAATACCTTCCCAAGTGTATTGCCAACTCATAGGTGAGTAACACCCACTATGCTTTTTCTTATCCCAAATAATTATATTTTGCAATTTAAAATATTGTTGATAACGTAAAAGCCAATCTGCCATCATAGTCCAACTTGTAAAACAATAAAAACATCCATCAGGCTTTAAAATTCTATGCAACTCAGGTAAAACCAAAGGCATAACATTTGAAAACTCTCCTGCCATAAAAGTATTTCTAAATTGTGTTTTTGTTCCATAAGGGGGGTCAGTGATTATGCAGTCTACACTCTCATCAGGAATATATTGTAGTAAATTTAAACAGTCTCCAGATGTAATTTTGTTTTTAAATTCAATGCTGTCGTTATCGGATGCAGTCATATTAACCATTTATTATCTCCAATTATTACCCTCATACCATCCGACCAAAGAGTATCTTTTACCCCTGCTTACTGGCATGACTCTATGATAAATGAAAGAAGGAAATACTAAAACAGTTCCAATTTTTTTTATTATATCCTGATCTGGTGTTATAAGATCATCTGAAAACATGAACTCTCCACCATCGTATTCTGTTGGTTCGGAAAGTTGTACTGTTATGCCTAACTTTCTTGTTGAAGATCTACTATCTAATCGCATATCAAAGTGGTTATCGTAATGACCACCTTCACTGTACTCTGCTATCTGAAACTCTTTTAGTCCATTTAGATCAAAACCAAAAGATTCACTATTAGCCATAATGATATATGGCTCAACAATATCATTTATTTTTTTGTTAGCTTCTGTCCCATAAGGAAATCCAACAACTGTAGAAGTCCTTATCTTGCCATCAATGTTATCGTCACCTATCTTCGCAACTTGTTTAGCTTCTGCTTCAAAAAAAGATTTGATCTTTAAACAATCATCTTTAGGTATTTCTTCATCCCAAGCATACCACCAACTATTCATGCCCAGACTGTTTCAGTAGTTTTTTTTGGGTCAGCATATTCTGTTACTGTTCTACCACTGTAGTAACGAATTCTCCTGAACTTACCACACTCTATATATAAAGACTCAACCATTCGGTCTAACTCTTCTTTTTTTAATCTTTCTCTAGCAAGATCAACCTTGTAATCATATTCAGTCATTTTTCCTCCCTGCATATAATTACGAATGGATTTTACTAAATCTCCAAACATATCAAATACCCCCCCTATCATATTGATCAAAATTTGAACAGCTATTTAGACAGCCTTTTTATGTAAGCATTCTCAATCTTATCCCATATTGCTTTGCCGAAATAATACGGTAAACAAATTATCAGAACCCATCCAAATATAATTAGAACTACAAGACCAAAAACTGAGTAGAAGATGTAGTCTCTTATTTTTTCTAATAGGTTGGATTGCTTGACAGGTTTAGGTTCTGGTAAGGGTCTGCCCCATTCGTCATGGGGTTCGTTAGGTTCGTACATTTTATATCTCCCCTTTTTCTTTTAGATAATTCTCTAACCATTCTCTGGCTTCTTTAAAACTCATATAATCTGGGGTGATTGGATTAATTTGTTTTTCTCCTTTATAAATATTCCAACCCATATAAGCGTAATGTGTTTTTATGAAATATTCTTTATAACCGTAAAGTGATTTGCTTGAGTCGTGAGCATAGTTGTTATAGCAACCCTGTGGATGTATTCCTTTATGTAGCCTTTTTAGTTTTATCATTTGATTTCTCCTCAATTAAAAGAAACCACAATGGACTATTTGATATAGCAAGTCAAACTTTTTTTTGAATTTATTTACATACACAAATACGATAGTTCTTGCAATCCAGAATGGACTTCTATAATGTAGACATATTAAGTTAATAAATTGAAGGAGATAAAATGACAAAATCTTTAGAGCTAGTAGATGGCATCAATATCTACAAAGGTGACGATTACAAATTCAAGTTGGTGGACGAAAAGTATCACCGATACGCATGGCTAATTGTCAAAGAGAAACACATCCATATCATAGAAAACAAAACTGATTTATCTGACAAAGAACTCAAGTCAGAAATTGTCAGGTCTTGGTTCTTGATTGAGAATGAACTGGTAAAGCAACACAACAATGCTAAGGCAAGATCAAGGAGAAGTAACAATGCCTAGAAAAAAAATAATAACAAGAAAAGTTAGGAGACTTACACCAAGAGAAAAAGATTTATTAGTCCGTGGTGTAGTTGCTTTTGAAATGGAAGTTGAAACAGATCCCAGCTTTGTACCAGATCATTACGAGAAAGAACAAGTTGCCTTACAAGGTATTTACAAACATTTAGCAATCATAGTGGAGGAGGAGAAATAAAAACATCAGTTGACCTTA